GAGCATCATCAAAATGCGTTTCACCCTCTGAAACACCACCCATAGCACCACGAATCTCACCGATAGTGACAAACTCGATTTTGTGGCGCATAGCCCCTGATCTCATAACGAAATCACCCGATATTTGCTGATGAGATAATCGTTGTAGTTGTTTTGGATCGGTGTAACCGATACCCCTACCACAATCTCCTCACGATGCTCGAACAACGTTGCGATACGGATCAGCATCCATTGTTTGATAGACTTTGGAACCGATGCCGCATCCGCATACCCCGCCGTAAATGTCACGCGAACCGCATTCACCATCCAACTTATAGCGGGATAGGTTGCATCATTGCGACGAATCACCACTCCGGGCTCTACCGTAGAATCCACCATGTATTTCGACGGATCGAGGAGCACGTAGCTATCTGACCCCTCAGGAATATACTCTATTTTCTCCACGGCATGAAGCGGAGGTTTTTTGATCTCAAAACGATCCGGCAAAATATCCATCGTCATTTCATACGTTGAGCGCATAAGCTGACGGTTGGTAATCTCTTCCGCCTGCTCCGTAGCAACACCGATCAAAAACGAGATCAGTTCATCATCGTCTGCAGACAAAATGTTAAGATGCGCTTTTGCTTCATCCAACGTTACCGGATCAGTCAGTGGAACTGTTTTGAGAACTAAGCCCATCGGTTATCCCTCAGATTTTACAGCACCGTTTTCGGTACCGCTTTCATCTTTTGGTTTTTCAGTGCTGTTTTCAGTACTACTTTCATCTTTGGATTTTCCCGCGGGAAAATTTTCATCTGCTGCAGGGTCTTCACCGTTCATTGATTTTTCGACAAATCCTTCGACCTCTTCATCAGTGAGAACAATCCCCTCGATTTGAGCCGATTTACGAGCGACCTGAGCATACAAATCACGGAGTTCACCGATGAGGGTTTCTTTTTCAAGGATGGCGTTTGCCTGAGCCTCTTTTTCAGCATCTTCAATATTTTTTTTATTGATACGTGCTAAAACCTGCTCATACTCTTTTTTGCTTGATGGGATAGCAATACCTGCATCAATAAGACGAAGAGCTTCATTATCTTCTACTTCCTTATCATCTTTACTGGGGTGGTAGTCTTCACTACCTCCACAGAGTGACGCTATGAATTTAACTTTCATAGGAACACCTTTTAAGCGTGCATTTGAAGTGTTTTGATCGCTTCAGATAATACAAGCTTCCCGTCAACACGTTTATCAACACGGAAACCGACATGTCCAGTATCAGCATATTTTTCATCAAGACGCTTCATAGTCATAACGGTGCGGTCTTTGATATGGTAATATTTGAAATCACCGTATGCGATAGGTTTTGTACCTGCAGCAATATCAGGCATGTGTTTGTTGATACGGATCGGTTTTTGATCGAATGTATCAGGGTTGCCGGCAAAACCTTGAACCCACAAATACTGACCTGTTGAGTCTTTGAGCTTACGAATAGCCGCACGGGTGTTTTTATTCATCATCAAATATGCATTTGGATCGTATGCTGCATCGAGAGATGTCATAAGGTTGATGATTTCATCCGCAGAGATACCAGTTGGACTCGCTGTAGTAACACCAACTTCCGCCGTGATTAATATACCAGTCGGCTTTTTAACACCATTCCCGGTAATAAATGCAGCTTCTTCTGCTTTTGTAGTTGATTTAGTAAACTTCATAGCCACATAACCCTCGATAGCAGGAACTGTGTCTTGTAATGCTTCATCCGTCACTTTGATGATACAACCAGTTTTCCAAGCACTGAGTTGAACTTGACTGATAGTAGGGTCAGACTCTGGATATGTTCCCTCTTCATCGATCCATCCATTTTCACAATCATCTCCCTCAACTGGGATGTTTTCAACAGATGATGATGTTGTAACTGTTGCCAAATCACGGATAAATGAAAGCTCATTAGCTTTTTCAATGATCGTTGAAGAAAAAGTTTCAGGAACTAGATACCCACCCTTTGTATCGGTAGCCGTGTTTAATGAACGTACTTCATCAGCCGATAGAGGTTGTTTTGTTTGAGCTTTCCAAAATGCTGTACGATGCATCTCATTTTTATCTCCACTATCTTCTTTGCCGCCAGAAGGATTCCCACCGACCAAAGGAGCACGTTGCTCAGATTGCAAAAACACCTGGCGTTTTTCCGCTTTTTCAGCGCGAGAAACTGCATCCGTAATTTGTACTTGTGTTTCGTCGAAACGTTTGTCAAGATCGTCATACTCTTTTTTCTGAGCTTCACTTAGACCATTAGGATTCGCATCCAACATTGCACGCATTTTTCCGTCGAGTTCTGCCAAAAAGGCGCGTAATTCTGCAAGATTCATCTTGTCTCCTTGTTTTTCAAATTGAGTTTTCTACGGAGTAGATCCGTATTTAAAAGCGTTTCCGCTTCAACTTTTGGATTACCGAAAGAACGCCCGATAGTCGCCCCTCGGTCAAACCCCTTCCAAACCGCAGAGAGTTCGACAATCGTGTAATCGGTGACGAGTACATGATCCGGCTCTCCTTGGCGTGAAGTGATTGTGACGTCATGGACGTAATACCCGATGCTCACATCGGTGAGCACCTGATCGCGGTATTTTTGGAAAACTTTGTCCGCATCTTCATCCGTACCGAAATAAACGTCCGCTTTAATACTCCCATCTTCGACGCGGGTATTGTCGATACGACCGATTGCCGTGTCTACACTTGGAGCATGATCTTTGAAAAACGTCATCAGCTCTTCGAGTCTCGCCCCATTCGGATCGAGTTCTTCGACATACACTTCATCATTCCACCAGTCATACCGCTCGCCTGCGTTGTCACGACTCACTAGGATAAATGGGATCATCCGTTTTTCGGTATCGATCTGTGCCGGATCAGTTTTAGCTCTAGGACACACCCCCAACCCGCATGAACGATGAACCACTCCGATCTCGTTCATACGGGCAATGATTTCTTTTTTATTTCGCGGCATTGTCGCCCTCCTTTGCCATATTGAGTGGATATAGTGGATCATCTAACCCGTCAAGTGGGTTTAGATCCTCTGCTTCCCTCGCCTCATTTCGTGTCATCCAACCGTCTTTAATCCCCGCCCCATATGCTTCATATCGGGTTTTTGTATCACCCCTTAGCAATGCAGAAAGATTTAGTTTCACGTAATATGTTGGGGTAATGCTAAGTGTTGATTTTTCGGAATCGCTAAAGAGTTTACGGCGACATTCCTGCTCAATATTAACCGACCACGGACGTATTGCATCGATGACAAACTGGATAGACTGATGCTCAATATTTCCAAAAGTAGCAGAGGTCATCTCATTAATCATATGAGGAGGAATACGGAATATTGATGCGATATCTGATTTAGTAAACTTTCGGCTCTCTAGATATTGACCGTCACGGTTTGAGATCGTAATTGGTGTAAATTTGAATCCATCCTCTAGGATAAGTGGTTTCCCTGCATTCATAAGCCCTTGATAATTCTCTTTGAAGCTCTGTCGGAACCGCTCGAACGCAGTTTCGCTCATTGACTTTACCCCCTCACCCGATACGACACCGCTTGGGGTGGCTCCGTTTTTGAAAAGTGTCCCTCCGAACTCTTCCATAGCGATTGACATACCGATAGTATGACGGTTATACTCGATAGGGCTCATCCCGATAATACCGTCCATCGTCATACCGATCAAATGAAGAATCTCGCTTGGATATAGGGCAACTTGACCATAGGTATCGGATTGGTACATATACCGAAGCTCTTTGTTTTCGAGACGAACAATCTGCATTTTGTCAGGGTTTAGCGGATAAATACCAGTAACCTTACCGGCATTGTTTCGGATGATCTGAGAGAAGTGATTTCCGCGAAGAGCCAAATGAACCATCACCACAACACGCCAGGTGTACGATGTCATTTCAGTATTTGGTTCATCGTGTAATATCGTATAAAGAGGATGGTTGAATGCTTTGTTATTGAGGGATTTATCTTTTAAAACCTCTCGTTTATAGACAGAAAACGGCAAAGAGGCGATTGATTGAGAGAGGATATTGACACAATCGTACACAGCAGTATGAGCAATAGCGCGCTCACTCGTTACATTCACGCCAGATGTAGTGATATTTCCGCCGAACATATCCAAAAGCCAACGCTTAGGTGATGATAATGTCGATGTATCACGCTGTGAAAATGCGCCAATGAGGTTCATTACACGCCCTCACGTAAAGAAGAATAGATTTGAAAAGCCATAAAAATAGAGTGAACGATCCACGCCACACCAAATACGCTCGATGCAGTGAATGCAAATACAAGATATACCCCAAACGAAAATCCCATAATGAGGATGAGCAATAAGAGATAAACAAATATAATCGGTGTGACTTTTTCCATATCGCCATTTAAACACGAAAAAATTCACGCCATCAAAAAGGTTACTAATATGTAACCTTTTTGGTAGAAAACTTTTTTTGATTCCACTTGACTATAAGCTTCTAAGCCCTCTCTCCTCATACACGCTCACCACCGGAGGCTCGAACGTTATTGATCGGGCATACGTGTTGATCACGGCCGCACATCCGTCGATTTTGCGGGTTTGGTGTGATTTATCGGGTTTGATGTTACCGCTCGCATCAGTGAGGACAGTGAGATTCGATACCATCCAGTTCATGACCGGATTGCCATCGTGGGTTACAGTTCCCTTTTTGATATCGTCCTTGAAGTTCGAGGTAGGCTCAGATATGGTCAAAAACCCCTGCCGAATCTGTACACAACCCTCAAAACCAGTGTTTTTTTCGATATTTGATACTAAAGTTGCCGCACGATACGGGTCATAACATATTTCATTAACTCCATATTGTTCAATATCATTAATAATATCGCGCTCGATGTACTCCAAATCGATAGTATTACCGGGTGTTGCGGTGATAAATCCTTGCAAAATCCATGTGGTAAGCGGTGCTCTAAGCTCTCTCTCGCGCTCTTCTACTGTATCTTTTGGTATATAAAAATGTGTTTTTACATGTTTTTTACTACCTGGTAATAAATACGTTTTTGCTACAGCAGTAAAATCATCTGTTCTTGATAGGTCAACTCCCAAAAGTATTCCGTATGCTTCACTAATATCAGTATCAGGGGCAGACCGTGATTTCCATTGTTCAAAAGAAATGAAATTTTCGGATGCATTAACCCATCTGTTCATTTCTTTCGTCAAATAATTATTTTTTGCA